ATTACGGGCATTCTCGACAGTATCGGCTGCAATCTCGACCAAGTAATTTCCGAGAATATGGAGAAGCTTTCCAAGCGATATGGCTCGCTTTCCTATTCAAACACGCAAGCAATTCAGAGGCTCGACAAAGAACACGGGCACGAGGTTAAGCTTTCACCGCCCGAAGCAGACGAAGATTTCGACCAGATCATCCCCCGAACTTGCAATCTGGACGACGAGGAGTGTGAATCATGCCAATGAAACCCGAACTTGCAAAGGACTGGAAATATTGGGAAGGTTTTGCCGATGGTCAGAAGGACATGGAAATCCAGATCAACACGCAAAACGACCAGTTAAATCCGAACGATTTCATCCACTCGCTCGACATGTTTTCAATGTGGATATTGTCACAGATTAGAAACAACGGAAGCGACGAGATAAACGATGAAGGCGCGCCGATGTTTGCAAACTATGGCGAAGCGACACAGGCCGCATTTGCAACGACGATTGCCTATTCCAGAATCCTGCGAACGATGGCAGCTTGTCTTTTCAAATTGAATCAGGGAGACTTCACCGAAGAACATTTCCATCATGAAATGGATTTCGCATTTAACCAGCTAGAAAACGAGACGAATGAAAACGACGACGAATAAAATCACGAAGCTTGCGGACGAATATCACAAGCTAATCTCTGGAGATCACCATAAAGATCGAGATTGCCATTGGTTCATCGAAACGCGTTGGAGTTATGGCAACGCTCCTATTTATGTGGTAGAACGAAATGGATATTTGCACCGCACAGAGACAGCTTGTTTTGACAGCTATGATTCCGCACTTGCTTACTTGCGGGAGGAAATACAGGATGCGCTGGAGATTGAACGCATCAACAAAGCAGAAGTTGAAGGCATTAGATTCCCCGACGACATCCCCGGCGAGATGCGAGCATTTGAACTATGAGCTGGAAAGAATATGCGCTGGAGATTGCCAAGGTAGCAGCGAAGAAAAGCAAAGACCCGTGGCGAAAGGTTGGGGCGTGTTTGTTGCGCCATGACAACACAGTCGCAGGTGTGGGATTCAATGGCTTTCCCGCTGGAATGCGTGAAGATTGGCAGGACAGAGATAAGCGGAGGTTGCTGGTAATCCATGCAGAGCAAAATGCGTTGAGGTATGTAAAGCCAAACGAATGCGCTTTGCTTGCCGTGACATTGCTACCATGCAATGATTGTTTGAAAGCAATTGCCAGCCACGGAATCAAGACCGTGGTTTATCAGGATATTTACGAGAAAGACGAGACGACGATTGAGCTTGCAAAAGATTTCGGAATAGAGTTGATTAGAATTTCAGACAATAAATAAATATGATATTCCACGCACTTTCGCTTCCACACACCGTAACAAGCAAAGAGTTCAATGCATGCGCTTACACTCAGAAGGTTGTGAAGTTTGGAAAGATGATGACCGAGCGAGGGCATGAAGTCATCCACTACGGGCATGAAGATTCCGACTTGATTTGCACAGAACATGTGACGGTTTTGACGAATGATGATTTTGCAAAAAGTTATGGCTCGCATGATTGGCGCAAGACTTTTTTCAAGTTCAACACGAACGATCATGCATATCAGACATTTTTCAAGAATGCGATTAGGGAAGTTGGAAAAAGGAAAAAGAAGAATGATTTTATTCTTCCGTTTTGGGGCAGTGGAGTTAGGCCGATTTGTGACGCTCATAACGACTTAATCGTTGTCGAGCCGGGAATAGGGTATGCAGGAGGACACTGGGCAAGGTGGAAGGTATGGGAGAGTTACGCTATCTATCACGCCTATTGTGGCTTGAAGAATGTTGGTCAGTGCAATCAAGATTGGTATGATGTTGTAATTCCTAATTATTTCGATGAAGAAGATTTTGAATTTAACGATAAGAAAGAAGATTATTTCTTGTATCTTGGCAGGGTTTATTCAGGCAAAGGCGTTGATGTTGCAATTCAAGCCACGGAACGCGCAGGAGTAAAGCTAGTGATTGCAGGACAAAAAGAGGAAGGCTATAAATTGCCAAACCATGTGGAGTATGTAGGCTACGCAGATGTTCCAACTAGGAAGAAGCTAATGGCTAATGCCAAGGCTAGTTTTATTCCAAGCCAGTATGTTGAGCCATTTGGAGGAGTCCAGATTGAAAACTTGCTTTGTGGGACTCCGACGATAACGACAGACTGGGGTAGCTTTGCAGAGAATAATTTGCATGGGATTACTGGCTATCGTTGTCGGACAATGGGAGACTTTGTGGATGCGATCAAAAACATTGACCAGATTAAGCCTGAGAACTGCCGAAAGTTTGGAGAGAACTTCACATTGGAAAAAGTAGCTCCAATGTATGAAAAGTATTTCAACGATGTCATGGATGTTTATACAGGGAAGGGATGGTATGCTGACGGAAATGGGATTAATGCCATGAATAGGTTTTATCCAAGCATTATATGACAATTGATTTGCGGAAAATCCAATCACTTTGGATTGGCGGGATAAACAAAAATAGAGAATCAAGAATAAGTTCTTTGTTTGATAGTCTTGGATACAACCACAGAAAAATTGAAGCTGTTATATCAAATGGATTCAATGGGAATACGCAAAGCACAAAAAATGCAATTAAGGAATCATTGGAATGCGATGAACCTGTAGCAATTTTTGAAGACGATGCAAATATTACGCAACATTATAAAAATGAAATTGATGTTCCAGACGATGCCGATGCTATTTGGTTGGGGACTTCTGTATTCGGTCTTGTTAACAACTGGGAATCAATGTCATTACTGGATGGAATTTATTTAACCAAACCAACAAGGGCGGGAGAGTGCAATGATTTCTATAAGGTGGAAAATATGCTTTCACTTCATGCTGTTGTGTTTATTACAACAAAATACAAGCAGTGTATGTTCAATTACTTGGAATACTTGACAAACAAAAGAACAGCTCCAGATATAATTACAGCGGCAACAATGAAGGATTTCAATATTTACGCCTGCAAAAAACCTATGTTCTTTCAAGACGACAATGCACACAATAGTTCGCCAACATTAACTCCATTGGATTCTATTTTCTAAAATGAAGAAAGTATTATTCTACACTCAGAATAGATGGGCATTTGGTTCTATCCATCATGGGCTATGCAAGGAATTGTATAAACATAGGATATACGCCAATCTGCTTGATTGGACTATTCCATACTCGCAGCATGAGTTTGATTTCCTAAATAGAACATACGATGTATTCGTGACAACGCCAGAAGCTGTAATCCCGTTGCATCATCGAGGCATTGCGCTAAACAAAATTGTAAGCATTGCACATGGTCAATGGGACGTCTTGCTGGCAAGAAGAGATTATGGCGTTGACTTTTACTCGCAGCTTAAAGGATATGGCGTAATATCGGATGTCCTAAAGAATAAGTCCATTGAGTTTGGAGTTAGCCGAATTCCAGACATTGTAAAACTTGGAATCCATGCAGACGTATTTAAGCGCAACATATCTGACAGACTGCTTGTAGTAGGATACGCGGGAATGAAAGAAACCAAGAACTTCTTTGGAGAAGAAATCAAGCGAGGCAAGTTGGTTGAAGATGCGGTAACAAGAATGAATGTGGATTTGAGATCATTCCCAGAAATGAATCATTTATGTATGCCATCATACTATAGCATCGTTGACTGCGTTGTGATGTCTTCAACAGAAGAAGCTGGAGGCTTGCCAATGATGGAAGCAGCCGCAGCGGGAAGATTAACAATAGGAACTCCAGTTGGGTATTACGCAGAAGATGCACTCAATAGTGGGGGAGTTGTAGTCTCAATTGAGCCGAATGATTTTATCAGGGAAACAAGAGAGGCAATTCAGCGATACCAACAAGATAACCAATTGTATCGCTCCACTTGTTCAAAAATACAAGAATACGCGATTGAGACATTTGATTGGAGTAATAGAATAGAAAACTGGATTAAATTATTTAATAAATATGAGTGACTATACATTTGAATCTGCATATTGGGGTAATTGTTGCAATACCTTCGACGAGGATCAGAAGCACTATGTCTATGCGAGATACATGGGACTGAAGCAAATTGGTTACTCGTTCGATGTAGAGGGTAAATCAATCATAGACATAGGCGGTGGACCAACATCAATATTGCTCAAGACGATTAACCTTGGACAACGCGGAACTGTAGTTGATCCACTAAAGTATCCAGATTGGACTTATGATCGGTATGCCGCAAAAGGAATTAAACCAATCGTAATGCGAGGAGAAGATTTGATTATCAAACATTTCGCAAAAGGATATGACGAGGCGTGGATATACAATTGCTTACAGCATACAGACGATCCAGAGTTAATTATCAAGAACGCACTAAGTGCGGCAAAGACATTGCGAATATTTGAATGGGTAGACATTCCACCACATGACGGGCATCCAATTGAGTTGACTAAAGAGAAGTTAGATAAATGGACTGGTGGGCTTGGACAAGTAATTACACTTGCAGAGTCTGGATGTTTTGGTAAAGCGTATTACAATGTATTAGAACAATGAAAGCTATACTTGAATTTAATTTACCAGAAGAACAAGATGACCATAAATATGCGTTGTCTGGTGTTGATGCGTTAATTGTCATTAGCGACTTGGAAAACGAGATTCGCAGTAAGTTGCGATATGATGCTGGCGAGTTTAAAGAATTTTATGTTGATGTCTATAATGAAGATGGCACAATTAAAAAGAGGAAAGCTAATGGATGCGATGACACTTTGGAAAGGGTTGGAGAAGTCCTGCGCCGATTTAAGCAAGAGCGAAACCTTCCAGAACTAGTGTGATAGGAGGAAGCGTCAGTCGAATTATCAAGTTAGCCGAAGAGATAAGGGAAGAGGCTGACAGAGACGAAGATGTTGGGATTGTATATGCTGCGAAGCATATCATTCTAAATGCGGCATCTGTGAAAGGAAAAGTCGAATTAGATATACCAAAAGCGAAGGAAATAGTGCAAAACTATGTCCAGACTTTGCTGGACGCAGACCAGTTTGAGGCAGCGGCAACAATTCTTTGGGGGCCGAATGTGTATGACTGGAGGCCGATGTCTAGTCAAAACACATGGCGATGTTTGTTTGAGCAAGACAAGTTGTTGATTCAGGGTGCAGGCGCGATGGGTAAAACATTCGGTGCGGCAGCTTGGTTCTTGCTGGATTGGATGCGAGATCCACATTATACTTGCATTAAAGTTGTATCTCTTACCGCAGAACACGCACAG